TTCGAACGACATTGTTTTCAATTCAGCGGTAGATAAGCCAACGCCTAATTTGCCAAGTGCCGCAGTGTTCCCGTCGTACGCTTTGGAAAGAGAATTGGCAATTGCCTCGACTGGCTTACCCGTCGCCGCACTAACGTCTAGGGCTATTGCTAATAAATCTTGCGCTTTTGTAATGTCTCCCGTGGATCTAACTAGGCGACCAAGTGCCGGGCGTAGTTCATCATCTGCAACGCCAGTCGCCAATGACATTTGAAGAATTGATTGTTCAGTTGCTGCGATTTGTCCCTGGGTTGCACCCGTTGCGTTTTCCAACGCAAGTGCCAATTGTGTTTGCGCCTTTTCGTCAGCAATTGCAGCCTTGACGCCTTCAATACCAATTGCAATTGCAGCAGCACCAGCAGCCGCAGCAGCTGCGGCAAACGCCTTGCCAATTGCTACGCCTGCCTTGCCAACCTTGTCGCCGAAAGTGTCAACGTCGCCCGTGGCGGTTTTCAGCGATTTATTAAGTCCGTCAACATCTCCAAGAATCGAAAGTTTAAGGGTGCGACTGCCAGCCATTAGGTGTACTTCCTAACTATCGTGGAAAATGCTTGCTCCCATTGTTTAACAATTTCAGGTTGCGCACTTCTCAAAGTTGGATAAATAAACCAGCCGCGCGAACCGCGACCTTCACGACCTGACCAAACTGGGAATTGCTTAAATCTATTTGAACCAAATTCGTAACCGCCCCAAAGTTGTTGGGTCGTACCGCCGCCACTTAATTTTTGCGACGCAAAACCGTAAGAAATTTCACCAATTTTTGATGACTTTGAAACCTTTGAACCCTGCGCAATTTTTGGCGCAACGCGATTTGAAGATTGGTTGGCTGCTGAAATAGTTTTCTCGCGAACATAATCAGCAAGTTTTGACGTTTGCGTTTTTGCCTGTTGCGTTGCTTCTTCGTCCATTGCTTTGAATGATCTTAGAATGGCGCGCAATTCCGCTTTGTCGTAGGAAATTGCTTCCTTAGCCATTTGCGCGCCTTTCCAAAATCTCGATTATTGTAAGAATGTCCTCGGCTGATTCAAATTCGTTAGGCGATAGCCCTGTTGCTAGGGCTATCTCCCAAACGATTCTGCTTAGGCTTCCGACTGGGTAACTTTTGGGTTTGCTTCACCGACGATCACTTCAGCGATTGTCTCCGTCCATGCGTCGATTGGCTTGACTGGTTTCCCAGCGGCTTCACGTTTCATGGCGTGATAAGCGAGAAAAACTAAATCGGAAATTCCGATTTTTTCCTGCGCCTGGGCAATTGTGTTGCCCGTTTGCTTTTCCCACTTTACCCACTCAGGTGGCGCAGCTGTAAAAGTAGCCTGCGACCCGTCGTTGTATTCAATTGTTATTGGTAGTTTCATTTTGTCTCCCGATTGTTTGGTTTAGAACGCTTCGGCTGGTGTGCCGATAACGGTGAACGATAGTGACACTGTCTGCGCGTCTGGTGCAGTACCGCCTGCACTTGGGAACGCTGGCAGAATCTGGAACGTAAATGTCGCGCCGCTTGCTGCGGTCAACACTGTCGTGATTCCTGTGTTTGGTGCTGATTCCGTTGCATTCCATAGACCCTCACAAAGTGAACCAGTTGCGCCCCAGTCTGCAAGCATTTCGACGTCGAACGTAAATTGGTCATCAATGTGACGGTAAACTTTTCCGTCTAAAGTTTGATAAGTCTCGATCGTTGGGCTATTAGATAGCACCGCGCTCGTTGCTTGGGCGTCGTAGTTATTGCCACCAATAGTAAAGGTGACGTCGCGCCCAGTTATTACTGTTGTTGGCATTTTTACTCCTTATGTTGTTTGTGTGTAATAAGTTGAAACGTTAATGTCTGCGACGAGCATTGGTGATTGACCTACTTCAAGCACCGTCGGTTTCTCAACGACCCCGACAACGTATCCCGCGGGCATTGCCGCGAGAATTCCTATGATGAGTTTCTCCAGATTGTCCAGTGACGCGGCATTGCTATTTGAAGCAACAATGGCACTGATTGCAAAATTAATTTTGACTTTTGTTTGTGACTTGCCCAACAAAACAACTTCCATGTAAGGCGTATCGGGTACGACCACAATGGCGGGCGGAATTGGCGATTCTGGAACGCTTGGGTAAATGTTGGCTGCTAGTGCTGCAAACGCGTTTGCTAAGTCTGCACGGGCTTCGGCGACGGAATTGGCGGGCACTATTGCACCACGGTTTCAACGTCTAAAAATGGCATAAGCAAAGTCGAAACGCGATTGGTCAAACTGCGTCCCATTCGGTACGGCGTTGAAGCAAAATCGACGCCTTGAATCTCGCCACCTGCTGCAACGCGTGATTGGAAAACTTCAACGCTCACTGCAAGCACGGCTGATTCGATTGGCGCACTGTTGGCATAAATTTCAGCTGCTGAATAGCCTGAAAGTGTTGCCGTTCCCGCTGGGATCATTTCGCGCAATGTAACGTCAGCATTTGTTCGCGCAGCGGTAAATGAATACTCGGTCACGTCGATTACGGTGACGGTTGCTGAAAACGGTGCTGGCATTCCAGCAACGACGACTGATTGACCAGAAACGAAATGATGTGCGCGTTGCGTGTAATAAGTCGCGACGTTTGACTTCAATTCGTATTCGCTAACTGCTGAAGTGTTTGCAACCAGCATTGGCAAAATGACAGCTTCGGCGGTGTTGATAATTTCATCAAGATAACTGTCTGGATAAAGTGAAACGGAAACGCCAAGCACGCTGCGCAGTTGCGCGGTTGATACAATACTTGGCATTTCCGTTCCTCTCGACTGCTGCGCTACGTTCGGGAGTGACCGCAGCGCATGATTAGTTTTTTACTTATTGTTACGGAATGCACCATTCGCAAGTTTGATTGCAGTCGCACCAAAAGAATACAAACCAACGGTGATTGAACCGTCAGCAGTTGATTCTGAACGCAACTGGAAGTTGCTTGATTCGTACCATGTGTATGAATCAGGGTTGACGATAATCATTGAACCGTCATCTGATCCGCCTGGTGCTGAGAAGTCAGCATAAAGGTCAAGACCCGCAACGTTTCCACGCAGTGAATCTGGACGCAATGCACCACCCGCATTCATAGGTTGTGAAGCAACGTAAATTGGTCGCCCATTATCGTTCAACGCCATTGTGTTTGCCCATTGGCTGCTGCCCATGATGATGTTGCGTGCAAAACCTTGAGTGTTTGAATAAACACTTGCAGCACCGCGTGAAACAAATGCAAGCAATTCAGCAGCTGTTGGAAGTGCTGAAAGTGTTGTTCCGTCAATGCCAGCGTTTGCGACAAGAATTCCGTTGACGTAAGCATTCTGCGCCTTTGCTAATGCTGCAACCATGTTGCGTAGCAATTCGTCGAAGAACAATGGTGAAGAACGTTCTAACAACTCAACGCTGAATTTCTGTTGTCCCGCGAACTTAACAACTGGCACTGAAAGGAATGAACTTTCTTGGTCAGTATTTGAAAACGCTGAAGTTTCTGAAACAACTGCAACGGTTGGCATTGCGTCAATGCGTGGAATTTCAAAAGTCATTCCAGCGTCAGGCAATGTGCCACGGCTAATCGCGTCAATGCTTGGGCGGATTGTGTTGCCTAGACCATTGATGATTTCGGTTAACTGACGTGTTGGGACAAGTCCAGCGTTGTCAGTTGTTGTTGCGCCGTTGTTTGCTGCGTGAACATAATCACGCGCGTCAAGATCGCCCATTGATGAACGAATTGTGTTTTCAAGGTACTTCGCAGCAGTAACCTCAATGCGTGGCTTTGTAGTAAAGCCGCCCACCTTAGGTCGTGCTGACGCAGTGATTTCTGCGGCTTCTACCGTCTCGACGGCTTCCGCTTGTGTGACGGTGTTGTCCACTTCGTCTCCTTCTGTTGTTGGTTTTTCTTCAGGTTCGATTGTCGAATCTGAAACTTCATTTTCTTCGCAGTCGGTTGTCTGCGGTGCAGTGGCAATTGCGCTGGTAACACATTTTGCGACACGCCCAGACAATGATCTTGACATCATGGTGGGTTGATCGTATAAGACTGCAAGAATTCGGACATGGGTTTATTT